CGTCAAATGCTCAAGACAGTAACCGCCAGCACGACTGCTGCTGACCGGACTGTTGGCCTCCCCTCCGATTTCCTTCAAATGCGTGACCTGTTTGTGCAGGGTTCCCCCAGACAGGTTTTGTCTTACATGGCTCCCTCTGCGTTTTCTCGTAACTCACGGGCAGACGAGACTGGCAAGCCAGACTTTTACACGCTCAGGGCAGATGAGATTGAACTAGCTCCTTACCCTGATTCTGCGTATACGCTAGAGATGCTTTACTACGCCAAACCTGCGGTGCTGAGTGATTCCAATTCCTCGAACATCTTCTTGGCTAACACCCCAGATGCGCTGCTTTACGGGTCTCTGTTGGAGGCCGAGCCATACCTGATGAATGATGCTCGTATGCAGGTGTGGGGTTCTATGTATCAAAACGCTCTCAGGACGATTACAGAGTCTGATGAGGGTGCAGAGTATAGCGGTGTCCCCCTTCAAATTAGAGTTGCGAGTCGATAATGGCTGAACTATCCAATTACCTCGAAAATAAGCTGCTGGATCACATTCTCAAGAATGTCTCCTACACTTCCCCCACGACTGTTTATGTTGGCCTGTTCCTGACAGACCCGACTGACGCTGGATCGGGTACGGAAGTCTCTGGTGGCTCGTATGCTCGAAAGACGCTCTCTGTGACGACTGCTTCTGGCGGTGTTGTTACATCCAGCGCAGACGTGACTTTCGACCAAGCTACAGGAAACTGGGGGACGGTTGCTTACATTGGTCTATTTGATGCGATCACGTCTGGGAATCTCTTGATGCACACTGCGCTCACGACCTCGAAGGTTATTGAGACGGGTGATATTTTCAAGATTCCGTCTGGAAACCTTACGGCAACGCTGGACTAAATGGCAGACCTATGCGGGCCTTTTACCTTAGAGCAGCTAGACCTCTTTGGAAATCTGGACTCGCTTGCGTTTTCTCTGGATTCGTATGTCTGGGAAGACCCGAATGTCTGCATTCTTGAGTTCTCAGCAAGCGTTACAGGCACTGGGACTGTTGCAGCCGCAGCCAACTACGAAGCGAGTGGCGAAGCGGACATCGAGGGAAGTGGAGACCTATCAGGCAGTGCAGAGCGTACCCGCACCTCCGGTGGTGACATCTCCGCTAGCGGTACGGTTATCGCCTCAAGCCTGCGTGAACGCACGTCTAGCGGCTCTATTACAGGCGTGGGAACCCTCACAGCCTTTGGTGGCCTCGAACAACTAGCGGTTGCGTTTGTCATCGGTGGTGGCGAGTTAGTAGCCATTCCGTACATCACCTATCAGGGTGCTGCGAGTATCACCGGAACGGGAACTTTATACTCAAATGGGTATATTCCTGGCGAGGAATGGGGGCCAGTACCCGCAGAGGCGAATACATGGAGCGAGCAGTCGGTTCAGTCTGATACTTGGACGACTGCCGCAGTGGGTGTGAATACATGGTCGGATGTATCTGCGAATTCGGATACATGGACAACAGTGGCGAGTGAGAACAATACATGGCTGCAACAAGGGTAACGTTTACAGAGTGGCTTCCTGACCAACCTGGTGTGGTTGGTGCGCTCACAAACGCAAAGAATGTGTTCCCCAAGGCGGTAGGCTATGGACCATTTCCTAATTCTGCTGACTACTCTGGAGCTGCATCTCAAGACCTCAATAACGTGGTGGCTGCGGTAGACAGTGCTGGAACCACGAAGGTTTTTGCTTCTGGTTCTACTCTGTTATTCCTGTTAGATGCGACTGACCTTAGTTTGGATGATGTCAGCGCAACGACTTACACGGCAGTAACGGACAGATGGCGCTTCACGCAGTTTGGTGACTACCTGATTGCGGCTGGCTCTCCGAACACCATGCAGTATTACGACATGACCACCACGGCAAACTTTGCCAATCTGAGTTCAGATGCGCCCAAAGCGTCGTTTGTGACAGTGGTGCGTGATTTTGTGGTGGCAGGCAGGACTCCGAGCAACACTAACCGAGTGCAGTGGTCTGGTATTAACGACGCTACGACCTGGGCTAGTTCTGCGGTTACGCAGTCGGACTTCCAAGACCTGCCGGACGGTGGTGCGGTAGCTGGGCTAACAGGTGGGGAGTTTGGCCTCGTCTTATGTGAGCGCAGTATTTATCGCATGAGCTACGTTGGCGCTCCATTAGTGTTCCAATTTGACAACATCGCTCGTAATCGGGGGTGCTACGAACCCAATTCGGTTATCCAGTGGCAGGGCGTGACCTACTTCCTGTCTGATGACGGCTTTTATGCCTGTGACGGACAGAATGTTGTTCCCATTGGCGCAGAAAAGGTCAACCGATTCTTTTTCGGTGATTTGTCTGAGTCCATCATGACGCAGATGAGCGCAGCAGTAGACCCCAACCGTAATCTAATTATGTGGGGCTACCCAAGTCTGGAGCAGAATTACCGTGTTTTGATGTATCACCCGCAGACACAGAGGTGGTCATATGCAGACACGACCGTGGATCGCATTGCAAGCTCGTCTACGCCTGCGGTTAACCAAGAAGGTTTAGATGCCTACTCCGCATCACTAGACGCTCTGCCGTTCTCGCTAGACTCTCGTATCTGGCTGGGAGGAAAGCTGACCCTTGCAGGTGTAAGCGGGGCAAAGATTATTAACTTTTCTGGCTCTAACAAGACTGGTGTCATCGAGACCTCCGACATCGGAGAGGGCCAGACGATGATGATTACCCTTGCGAAGCCGATTGTGGATAACGGGTCTGCAAGTGTTGGAATTGCGTCACGGATGCTTCTGAGCGCCCAGCCTAGCTTTGGATCGCAGACTGCTGCTGATTCAGAGAACCGAGTGGGACTGAGATCGGTAGGGAAATATCATCGGTTGCGAGTTCAACCTACTGGAGACAACTGGACGACTGCAATCGGTGTTGACTTAGAGATGCAGCCTGCGGGTGGTCGGTAATGTTTAGAAGGCTTCCTCCGATTGGGGGTGATCCTCGTTCTGTTGCTGAGATTGTCAACAACATCATGGACGGGAAGATCAACTCTCACGGCACTGTTACTTTGGCAACAGGGAATGCAACTTCTACAACACTCTATGATGCTCGTATCTCAATTGAGACCAAGATCATTTTGATCCCGTTCTCAAGCGCTGCGTTTAACGACACTGCGCCTTATGGTGAATTTAGGAACGACACTGACCAACTAGCGCCAGGAGCAGGAACGACTGCGGTAGTCAACTGGGACGCAACAGAAGAGTCAAACGGGGTCTATCTTTCTAACACGACTCGGATCAATGTTCGTAATGCAGGGACATATCAGGTTAAGTACAGCCTCCAGCTACAGAACGCCAATAACGACGGGCAGTATGCTGATGTCTGGATACGCAAGAATGGGACGGACATAGACAACACGGGAAGGCGGTATTACCTGCCACCTCGAAAAAGTGCTTCAGAGTTTTCTCATGTGGTTGGTGTTGCAGAGTATGTCCTGACTTTGGCTGCTGGTGACTATGTAGAAGTGGTTGGAGCGGTAAGTAGCACGGATGTTACTTTGGAACACTTTGCTGCTGACGGTGGAGTGCCTAGACCTGCGATTCCTGCTGCCACGCTTTCTGTACAGTTTATTGCACCACTGGCTTACTCGAACATTTATGTATCTGCTCAACAGAGTGGGCAGGCAACTATCTCTCACTACGCTAACTCAACGTCTGACAAGACTTACGCTTATATCTTGATAGGATAGAAAATGGCAATCACGCTTCCTCTTTCATTGCAGTCTGGCACTCCTGAGCAGAAAGCTCGTGCCTACGCAACTCTTCGGAACCAGAACTACACCGACGCTCAGATTGTTGAGGCGATCAACCGTCAGTTCGGCACTCAGGCTCCTGGTGACCTTGCCTATCTTCAGCAGTTAGCGCAGCCGTTTATCACTCGTCAGTCTGCTGTGACCTTCCCCACGACTGTCACTAGCATGTCTGAGCAGGAGAAGATTGATCTTTACAAAAATCTTCGGGGCCAAGGGTTTTCTGACGCAGACATTCGTGCA